ATCGGGGTACTCAGTTTATATCAATGGTAACTATGTTGGTGATGACTTAGATGTGATACAAATTAATGATGGGGATACATTATTAATACAGGCGTATAAAGATGATATCACAAAAACATCATCAATAAAAACGGTAGCGTACTTAGTTTAAATAGCATCACCATATATATCCTTTTTCTTTTCACAATTTTTTTTAATTAAAGATTCTAAAAATTTATACATCTTTAAATTATTGTCATCACAATAGTTTTTTAGGATTTGGTGTGTTTCTACTGATATTTTTATGTTTTTTATCTTTTTCATTTTTAATAAATTATGTGGGTAGAAAAAAGGCAGAATTTTTTCTCACCACATAATAAATATTATTTAAATGTAAAGTTTTTTGGTTTTTTTCAAGGTATTTATATAAAAAAATAAAACCATAAATAAAAAATACAGAAAAAAATGGCATCATCAAACAAAGTTTTCGTTTCACCTGGGGTTTATACGTCAGAAAGAGATTTAACTTTTGTTGCACAAAGTGTAGGTGTAACAACTTTAGGTTTGGCTGGAGAAACTCTTCAGGGTCCGGCGTTTGAACCAATATTCATAACTAATTTTGACGAGTTCCAAGTATATTTTGGAGGAACTAGTCCTGAAAAATTTGTTAATACACAAATACCTAAATATGAATTAGCGTATATTACAAAGGCATATTTGCAACAATCGAATCAATTATTTGTTACAAGAGTTCTTGGTTTATCAGGATATGACGCAGGACCTTCTTGGTCAATAACGACAATAGGTAACGTTAATCCGGCAACAATCGCAGCAACAGGAGTATCATCCACAGTATTAACATTTACAGGAACAACAGGAACAAGTTCAAATATTGCATATAATATGTCAGTCCCTGGTATTATTAATGTAAATAATAATTTTTATAATACATATACTGAATTTAATGGTGGTACATCAACTATTGATCAAGATTTAAGAACTTATATATCAAACCAAGTAAATTTATTTGCCGTTGGCTCACCTTCTTCAGGTTCATCGGCAGTCTTTTGGGGTACTGTTAGTGCAGGAACATTTAACTTAGTAACGGGTACAACACTTAATGGTACGGGTACTATTACTGCATACACTGAAAACTTTGGGGTTAATAATGTTAATCTATCTTTGGCTAACTTATCAGCATCTACTAACGATGCTTGGTATTACGCATTGTTTAATTACTCACAAGTAAACGATGTAAGTAGTTATTACGGACAAGGTTTTGGTGCCGCGGTAAACACACTATCGGGATCAGGAGGTAATTTCTCAGGTTCTTGTGTTTTTTACAACACAAACTATTCAGGTACGCCTTATTTAGATTATGATGATTTAGTTGTTGCAACTTTAAGATCAAGAGGTATATCTAACTACAGTGCAACACAAGCAGGACCGAATTATGAAGTAACGGGTACAACTGATGTACAAATGATTTGTACAGGTTCTTATTCTGCGGTTACTAAAAACCCATACTCACCATTCCTTATTTCAGGGGTAACCTATGACGGGGACAATTTTGAATTCCAAACATCAATGTTATCTACTGATAAGAACTTTATTTCTAAAGTATTTGGTAGAAGTAATTTTGGTAAAGACAGAAATGAGGTTCCTTTATTTGTCGAGGAGACGTATACTAGTTTGTTAACAAGTGGATATAGATTAGGTAGAATTAGAGGATTAGACTGTGATATTATCGAATTACCAGGAGCGAGATCATTAGATACCGACTCAATAGGTTTCTATTTAGAACAATATCAAACACCTGAAACACCGTATTTAGTTTCAGAACTTAGAGGTAATAAAGTTTATAAATTATTTAAGTTTGTTTTAATTTCTGACGGTAACGCAGCTAATAGACTTGTAAAAATGTCTATAGGTAATATATCATTTAATAGTAGTACGTTTGACGTATTTATTAGAGATTTTTATGATACCGATCAAAACCCAAGAGTTATTGAAAGTTTCACTAATTGTTCATTAGACCCAAGTCAAAATAATTACGTAGCAAATAAGATAGGAACATCAAACGGAGAATACCAAGTTAAGTCTAAATACGTAATGTTAGAAATGAGTGATGAAGCCCCGATAGACGCACTACCTTGTGGTTTTGAAGGATTTATCTCAAGAGAATACGCAAATGCAACACCACCATTCTTAGTATATAAAACTAAATATTTCAAACCTGGTGACGTTGTGTATAACCCACCTTTTGGTTCATCTAACGGAGGTGACAACCCTGTTATTTCAAGTGGTGAAAATCCAAGAAAGGCATACTTAGGTATTTCTAATATATCAGGAATTGATTACGATTTCTTTGAATACAAAGGAAAGCAGTTACCTGCAAATTTAGGTACTGATACCACAGGTATGGCTTGGGGTTATTTAACAAAAGGTTTCCACATGGATAGCGGAGCAACTGTTGTAACAATCGCAAATGGTTATGTAACATCAGGACAGTCGGCGTTTGAAGTAGGTGCCGGGTCATTTAACTCTGAACCTACAGATAGTTCAAGTCCATATTATAGACTTAATACTCGTAAATTTACGGTAATGGCTTATGGTGGTTTTGATGGATGGGACATATATAGAGAATATAGAACAAATTCAGATTCATTCGCATTAGGACAAACAGGATTTAAATATGGTGCAGAAGCAAGTATAACTTATCCTACCGCAACGGGTTGGGGAGCATTTAAAGCGATTTCAGGACCAAACCAAGAAAATTGGGCAAATACTGACTTTTACGCATACAAATGGGGACAAAGTACTTTTGCTAACCCTGAAGCAACAAACATAAATGTATTTGCAACACCTGGTATTGATTATGTTAATAACTCAAATCTTGTTGAGGACGCTATTGATATGATTGAAACTGATAGAGCGGACTCTATTTATATCTGTACTACACCTGACTTTGATTTGTTTTTACCAACATATAACGATATTGAGGAAGGGTTAATTTTCCCTCAACAGACGGTAGATAACTTAGAAGCAACAGGAATAGACTCTAACTATACCGCCACTTATTACCCTTGGATTTTAACAAGAGATTCGGTTAACAATACACAAATATACATTCCACCAACTTCTGAAGTTGTTAAGAACTTAGCTTTGACAGACAATATCGCATTCCCTTGGTTCGCATCTGCAGGTTACACAAGAGGTTTGGTAAACGCAATTAGAGCAAGACGTAAATTGACACAAGACGATAGAGACACACTTTATAAAGGTAGAATTAACCCAATCGCAACTTTCTCTGATGTTGGTACAGTGATTTGGGGTAACAAAACTTTACAAATTAGAGAGTCTGCACTTGATAGAATTAACGTTAGAAGATTGTTACTACAAGCACGTAAGTTGATTTCAGCAGTGGCTATTAGATTACTATTCGAACAAAACGATAACAAAGTAAGACAAGACTTCTTGGATTCAGTTAACCCAATATTAGATGGAATCAGAAGAGATAGAGGTTTGATAGATTTCCGTGTGACAGTATCAAACACTCCTGAAGATTTGGATTCAAATACTTTAACAGGTAAAATTTTCTTAAAACCTACAAGAGCATTAGAATACATTGATATCGAATTCGTTATTACACCAACAGGAGCATCTTTTGATGATGTATAATTAAAAAATAAAAATGTGGGGAGTAGAAATATTCCCCACTTAATATTTATAAAATAAAATAATTATGAAAATAGAGAAAAAACTTATTAAAGAATCTATTGGAGACAATCAAAAAAGTCCTAAAACATTTTCGGTTAAAAAACAAAATATAATAATCACCGAAAAACAACTTGAAAAACTTTTGTCAAAACTTCAAAAATAATGGATATTAAAAAACATGTATTAAACTATGTTAACCGTAGAAATATTAATGAGGGGATAACCGCCGAAGGTACTCCCGATTCTAAATATTATGGTTTTGACTGGGACGACAACATCGTTTTTATGCCAACTACAATCATTTTAATGACAGAAAATGAAGAAGAAATCCCTATGTCTACCGAAGATTTTGCGGAACATAGACACCAAATAGGTGAGGAACCTTTTTCATATAAAGGTACAACTGTTGTTGGTTATGCAACTGATCCTTTTAGAAATTTTGGTATTAAAGGGGATAAGAGATTTATTATTGATGCAATGTCGGCAAGTCCAGGACCTTCTTGGAATGATTTTGTTGAGTGTATAAATGGTGGTTCTGTATTTGCAATTATCACAGCAAGGGGACATAATCCTGAAACATTAAAAGAAGCTGTCCTTAATTATATACTATCCAATCATAATGGTATTAATAGTAAAGAAGTCGTTAATTCTTTAAAGACATATAGAAATTGGGCAGATAACCCAATTGATGAATCGGTTAATTTAAATTTTAATGATAAAGACATAATAATGGAGTATCTTGATTTATGTCGTTTTGAACCTGTTACTTTTGGTAAGGGTAGTGCTGCGAGTCCCGAAGAAGGTAAAATAATTGCAATTAGAAAATTTGTTTCATATTGTATAGAGTTGGCTAATGAAATTGGAAAGAAGAGTTATTTTAAAAATGATGTTATCAACCAAGAAATAATCCCAATTATTGGTTTTTCAGATGATGACCCTAGAAATATGGAAAAGATTAAAGATTTTGTAGAAAAAGAATATGAAAAAAAACCTATAAGATTATATTTAACTAAAGGAGGAGAAAAAAAAGAAGTTTAATAATTAAGTCCGGTCTAGTAGAAGGATAATTTTAAACCAGAAAAAAGTAAATAGAAAAAAAATAAAACAATAGATATTTATAAATAAATAAAACAAATTAAAAAAATAAGACATGGCTGATTTATTAATGAAAATGCCCTTTCAGTACGAACCTAAAAGAAAAAATAGGTTTATATTGACATTCCCATCTTCTTTGGGGATTAACTCGTGGTATGTTGAGTCAACCACAAGACCTAAAGTTACAATTAAAGATGTTGAGATTCCATTCTTAAACACTTCTACATATGTTGCAGGACGATTCAATTGGGAGGCTATGGATGTTACTTTTCGTGATCCAATCGGTCCTTCAGCTTCACAAGCACTTATGGAGTGGGTTCGTTTACATGCTGAATCAGTAACAGGACGTATGGGTTATGCTGCTGGTTATAAAAAAGATATTGACTTAGAAATGTTAGACCCAACAGGAGTTGCGGTTGAAAAATGGATTCTACAAGGTGTATTTTTAACTAGTGTTGACTTTGATTCATTAGGATATAGTGAAGATGGATTAATCACGGTTAAAGCATCTCTTAGACCTGATAGATGTATTTTAGTTTACTAATACAAATATAAAAATAATTTTAAGAACCTCACTAACAAAGTGGGGTTTTTTTGTTTACATACAATATTTATCCTTTATTTTTTAAGAAAAATTTATTATGGATCAATCAGCAATTTATGGACAACAAGATTTTAACTTACCACACGACGTAGTCAAGTTACCTTCAAAAGGAATATTTTATAAACCAAGAAAAGAGTCAGTAAAAGTTGGTTATTTAACCGCATCAGACGAGAATCTTTTAATGTCACAAAATATACCAATTGATGGATTAATCACTACTTTATTAAAAAACAAAATCTATGAACCGGGGTTCGACGTGAACCAATTAATAGATGCGGATGCTAAAGCAATATTATTGTTTTTAAGAAACACTTCTTTTGGTTCAGATTATTTAATATCTGCAATAGACCCACAAACAAATAGAAAATTTGAATATAATCTAAAATTAGATGAAATAAATTTTACTGAAGTAATCCATAAACCTAACGATAATGGATTATTTGAGTTTGTATTGCCGGTTTCTAAAACAACAGTTAAATGTAAACTTTTAACTTTAGGTGATACTAATGAAATTGATAAATTAAAAGATTCGTATCCACAAGGTATGGTTGCACCAATAGTGACTAAAAGATTAGAAAAACATATTGTTGAATTAAATGGTGATACCGATAGAATGAAAATAGCATCATTTGTTAATCAAATGCCAATATCAGACTCTAAAAATCTAAGAAAATTTTTAAACGAAGCTGAACCATCAATAAATCTTAAAAGAAGTATTATAGCCCCGTCTGGAGAAAGAGTTGATGTTGACATCGCTTTTGGGGTTGAGTTTTTTCGTCCTTTCTTCTCAATATAAACAGTCATTACTAGATGAAATTTTTTATTTAGTAAGTAAGTGTCATTTTACGTATAGTGATATTATGACAATGCCAACATTTGAAAGAAGGTACTTCATAGATAAATTGATTGAAAGCTATAATAAATAACATTATAACTGTCTATTTATATAGAAAATAAAAAATATGTTTTTAGAAGGTGTAACAACAGATCCAAATGCAAGTACAAATTCTACCGCAGGAGGTTCTACAAGTGCATATGGTAGTAGTGTTCAAGGAACAATTGATCAAATAGAAGATTTAAAGTCTGCCCTAACAAATTTTGTAGTAAGTACCAATTGGAAAATCATTTTGGAGAATGCAAACAAAGAAATGATTTCTTTGAATGATCAAGCATTGTCTTTACAAAGATCTATGGGTGGAGTTGCAATGGGAACCAATAATTTTAGAGAAAGAATGTACACCGCATATGAGGCAACATTAGAACTTGGTTCATCATTTAAAGACGTAACTGATGCTGTTGCTGGACTAGCTGAAGGTATGGGTAGAATTGTTAACCCAAGCACACAAGTTTTAGAAAATATCGTAGAGTTGTCAAAAGGAACAGGAGCATCTACAAAAGAAATCTCAACTTTAATTACAGAAATGACTAGATTTGGGGGGACTCAAGAAGAAGCAACAAAAAAAATACATGAATTATCGGTTGAGGCTAGACAGGCAGGATTAAGTGCTAAAAGTTATCTTAAAGAGATTGGATCAAACGTAAAGTCAGTTAGTGGTTTTGGGTTTAAAACCGGTATTGACGGTATGAAAAATATGGTTAAACAAGCTATGTTATTAAGAACTACCGTAGATAAAATAGGTGCTAAACAGTTTGCGAATAATTTATTGGATCCCGAAAAGGCAATTGAAGCTGCAGCAAATATGCAAATGTTAGGAGGTGCGGTTGGAAAATTAGCAGACCCGTTCCAACTAATGCACATGGCACAGAGTGACATGGAAGGACTTCAAAAAGAACTTGTAAACTCAACAAAAGCAGCATTTACTTTTAATAAGGCTACCGGAGGATTTGAGGCATCAACAGAAGATTTATATAGACTTAGACAACAAGCACAAATAACAGGACAAAATTTTGATGAATTACTTGAAGCAGGAAAAGAAGCATCAAAAATGGATTATTTAAAAGATAAATTTGATTTAGGATCAATGTCTGAAGACACACAATCATTAGTTGCTGGGTTAGCAGAAATTGGTAAAGACGGAAAGGTATCTATTGATATTCCAGGGTTTAAAAAAATAGAAGCGGATAGTGCCGAACAATTAAAGGCACAACTTCAAAATGCGGACACACAAAAAGCATTAAAAGATTATCAAGACAAAGCAGCGATGTCAGAGAAAGATTTAGCTACTGCACAAATGACTATAACTGAAAATCAAGCAAAAGATGTTAATATTATTAAAGAGGCAGTTATAAGAAATATACCCGATAGAGATAAATTTCTTGAAGATATAAAAACAAGTAATGAGAGTTTAGGCAATTCATTCAAAACCGCAGCCGACAAAGCGGCACCAGTAACCGCAGAAGGACTTGGAGGGCTTAATCAAGCGGCGGCAACAGGTGCTTCTAAAATTGCGGAAGTTATTAGTGCTACTGATGAAATGGACATGGAAAATAGAAAAGAAGAGTTAAAAAAGAAGAAAAAAGAATTGGAAGAAGGAAAAAAAGTTGGAGATGGTTTTTTCCCTTCTTCAGGTGCTGCAATTATTAAAGGTAGAGGTGAAATGTATAAAACATTACCTGAGGATCAAATTGCGGTAGGAACAAATTTATCAAACTATTTAAATCAAGTTGGTGGTGGATCAGGAAAATTAGATATTAATATAAATATTAATGGTACTGTTGGAGGAGATTCCGCAAATAACATATCTAAAATGTTTGAAGACTCAAGAGTTAAAAAACAAATAATGGATACCGTATTATATAATCTTAATTCTTACAAAAAACAACAAGGCGTAATCGCATAAAAAAATAAAAATTTATCTATTTATAAATAAAATAGACTAAATGGAGAGTCCTTTATCATTCAATTCAAGTGAAAATTTCAGAAAGAAACTACTTTTAAGAAATTTACCACCATATAAAGTAGAAAATGCATTTTCAACAGGAGATGTACCTGGGGTTAATGACTTCTTAATATTGGACTACGCAATAATAGATTCACCAAAAATAGAAGTTGTTGGTGACATTCAAGAAAAAACATTATACACAAAAAACCAATATACACCCGAAAATAAAACATACTATGGTGACATGGTATTAATTAATTTAGATTTAGGAACAAAAACTAATGAAGGTGAATATGGATATCCTGACAGTTTAGGTAGTGATTTAGAAAGAATTGGTGATAATCAAGAAACTCTTCTTTATGTAAAAAATCTTTATGGACCTATTGGTTTAGGAACAAACTATGGTGAAACGGTTACAATTAATAATACATTACTTAGTAATGCTAATTTAGGTAATTATGGTTACCCATTAACTATTGGTAGTAAATTAGAAACGATAGGTGATGATCAAGAAGTCATACATAAAGTAAGAAACGTTTATAAACCTTTTGGGTTAGGCGATTTTGGTAGTACTGTTTGGTATATTAATAACGATCAAAATATTTTAACTATGGGTGATGGTGAATATACCATTACCGACACTTTAAATAGTTACTTATATCAGATTGGAAATACACAAGAAGTTTACCATAAAGTAAGAAATTTATACAAACCAACGACACCTGAAGATTACGGTAACACTGTTTGGTATATTAATAATGATCAAAACATACAAAGTATGGGGGGAGGAATCTATGGTATAGATGATACCCTTAACAGCTTTTTATTTCAAATAGGTAATAGTCAAGAAATTGTACATAAAGTAAGAAACATTTATAAACCAGCATCCCCACAAGATTATGGTAACACTGTTTGGTATATTAACAATGATCAAACAATACAAACTAACGGTAGTGGGATTTATGATATTGGAGATACACTTAATAGTAATTTATTCCAAATAGGTAATAATCAAGAAATTGTACACAAAGTAAGAAACGTATACAAACCTGGATCACCTTTAGATTATGGTAACACTGTTTGGTATATTAACA